CTACGCCGCCTGTTGATTCAATAGCATCGTCAATTAAAGGTTTAATTTTAGTCAAAACTGACGAAGCCAAATTACGTTGTGTAGTTGCGTCTGCACCAGGATTTAATTGTCGAATGGCGGCGTTAACTGAGTTTTTACGAATAGCGTCTAATGCTTTTAAGTCAATAACGCCGCCGCCATCAGTCCATTTAGCAATATCATCCGCAACCGTTTTAACTGCGCCTGCTAATACATCATTACCTGCAAACTCAGGTTTATTAGCTAAGGTGCTTATTTTGTTTGCAAGAGGCACGCCTTCCAAAGGTTTAATACCTACGCTTCGCATAGCGTCAGCGGCGGCTTGGGCAAACCTTGCGCCTTGGCCAAGGTCAAGTGAGCCCGTGGCGGCTTGCGACGCCCAATCATCAGACATCTGTGCTAGTTTGCCTGGATAGGTAAATGTTGTTGCCCATTTATCTGAAAAACCTGCTTGAGTTTTAGCAGGCGCAGCAGTAGAACCTGCAGGCAAACCCGCTTTAATTTCTTGTAGTCGTGCAGCGGCGGCGGCGTTGTCACCCAACTCAATTAAACGACGAACCTCTTGCACTTTAGCGGCGGCTTGCGCGTTTAATTTACCTGCTTGAGCTTCGTATTCGGCCACAGACTTGCCTAAGTTGCCACGGTTAAGGGCAGCCTCACGTTGTGGGCCTGTCATGGCGTTAAGCGCATTCTTAGCAACTTCTGACGTGCCTCTTACTTCAGTTGCTGTTGTGCCACCTGCCAACTTAGCCAGAGCGTTAACGCCTTCGGCTTCGTTCATGTTTTTAAGGCTTAGTACAAACTTAGGGTCACTAGCCAAACGGCTTTCAATCAACGCCTGCCATGTTGGGTTAGTGATGCCCGCCGTTGCTTGTGCAGCGGTTACATTTGCTGGCGCGTTACGCAACGCATTAAGGACATCAGGTAAATCTTTACCTAGTGCATTGCGTGCAATATCTGCGGCTTTTTGTTTAGCCATCTGACGCATGTCAGCAACTTTACCCACTGCGGCGCCTAATCCTTGCGCAACCACACGGCCACCCGCTTCCATAGTTGCGCCTTCAAGCACGTTTTGAATAGGCTCAGTAACGGTTGCGGCAGCCGTACGAGGCGCTTTGCCACCAATGTAGACATCAGCAAGGTTAAGCGCTTCTTTGGCCATGCCGTAGCCTAAGCCTGCGCCGCCTACAACACCTAGTGGACCTAAAGGCGCGCCAAGCACGCCACCACCAACAGCGCCTAACGCCTCAACAGTAGGTGCAACGTATTCACGGACGCGTTCGTAGGTAGATGGGCCTTGGCGCTCAGTAGGCATACCTTCTGAAGGTCTAGGCATTTCAGGCGCAACCATAGCAGCAAGCCCAAACTTCTGTTTAATAGCTGACTGCGTTGCAGGGTTAGCGTTAGCAAAGTTAGGGTCTTGTGGCGCCCACTTGTCAAAGATAGCCTGCTTGGTCGCAGGGTTAGCATTGACAAAATTAGGGTCGGCAAGAACTGAAGCAAGATCGGCCATAGTACCCTTTTATTTTAATAACGGGTTAGATGTATCAACAGCATTACCTTGGCCAGCAGCGTTAGGTGCGGGAATTAACCCTGTGTTTATCATGCGTTGTTTTGCTGCGTTCCACCCCGCTAATCGTTCACCTGCGGGTTTCATTGCGTTGGAAACATCACCCAACGCGCTTACGATAAAGTCGCGGTCAGTGTTAGAAATGCCAGCACCCAATTTGCCACCTGCTAAATCAGTAGCAATTTGATTAGCTGTGCCTTCCAAAGAAGCGATCGCTTTGCGCCCTTCTGTAGATTTACCAAACAAAAACGCTAGTGTGGCTGCACTGCCAGCTTGAAGACCACCGCTAGTTGATTTTTCAATCAAATTAGATATAGTGTCTTTGCCAGTTGTAGGATCATACCCTGCAGATTTCAAAGCCTTAAGAGCTGCTTGTTGATCTTTAACCTGTTGAATTTCTGTGACAGGTGTAAATTTACCTTGAGGATTTTCTTTGGTTGGAAGCGCAACAAAACCGCCCGCCTGCGCATTAAACACAGGCTGAATTGCTTTTTCTTGCTCCAACTTAAGGCGCCCTTGATTTACCGCTAAGTTAGCCTGAGCAACTGTATTTGTCATCATCTCACCAGGCGTCGCCGACATTTTTTGAACAGAGCCCGGAACAACTGTAGCGGTGCCCCCTCCGTATTTAGGCATAGTTAAAACTTGCGTTTTATCACCTATATTTTGTTGGGTAAAGTGTTGTTCAAGTTGTTGCTCTGCACTTAACGCTCTTCGCATCATAGTGAGTTGCCATTTAGGCATATCTGCGTCTGATTGAGGTAGTAGCCCCGCAAATTGTTGGGCTTGTTGTGGGGTAATTTTACCCGTGTCTAAATCTTGTTTAATATGCGCGGCGGCGTCGGCAACAGTGTTATATTGCGCCATTTGCCGTATAGATTCATTAACCTGATTTTTAGTATTTTCAAATTTTTTAGCTGTTAACTCTTCTTTATTTTTGGCTAACGTAGATGCGTCTGTGTCTTGTTTCGTAAATATATCTTCTAATTTAAGCAGTTGGCTACCTAAACCCGCGTTTTGTACTTTTTGACGAAGCACGTTTCTATCAAGTTTTCCTGTTGCTTTATCTGTAGATTGCGCAACAAATGCGTTTATTGCGTCTGCTGCCGTATCTTCTCGTTGGGCTTTAGCAATCGTATACTGCGCCAAAGCATTTTGATTTTGCGCAGCTCTGCCTTGATTTTGTGCGTTTTGAATAGCCGCAAGCTGACCATACTGCGCCAACGGATCAGCAATCTGTATGGGTCTAACACCTAGCGCAATAGATGGGTCAATAGGCATGTCTGTTCCTTGTATTTTTAATAGTAATTATTACCGTAGTTAACCGCAGGTACTTCGACTGGGGCTTGATATTGCGGTAGCGGACCAACAAAATTATTTGACGCGGGGTTAAATTGGCTATTTGCGCCATTATTACGTAAAGCGCCTAACAAAGCGTTACTTTGGTTATAGTTTATATATGTACCTAAACCACTAGTTAAAGCAGTTGCGCCGCCCATATAACCTGACGCGCGGGCATTAGCCGCGCCCATGTAATTATTGCCAATATTTGTGGCCGCCGTTTGACCTGCGTTACTAAGGTTTGTCGCCGTAGTTTGACCAACACCTGCTAAAGATTGCAGTGGGTTTAGTTGAGCATTACGTTCTGTTTGATAGCGGTTAAACGCATTAGTATATTCTTGGCTACTTAAATCTTGACCAAACCGAGTTGCCGCTTTTAAAGCCCCGCCAGAAATTAAACCGCCTCTTGAAGCGGCAGAACGGTCAAGCGCTTTTAAACCCTCCGAAAATCTAAATGAATACCCAGGGTCTTTTTCAAATTCATTCATACTAAACGGTTTATAGTTTGAGGCTAAAGGTATTAGTTGATTTAACGCGCCCTTTCCCGCCTCCAAAAAAGGCATCTGATCTTCGCGCGTTTGCAAATATTGTTTGTTTTGCAATTCAGACGCGCGGTCTGACGCGGCGGCTTGAACGCCTGCAGCTTTACTAGACGCTCTATTACCTAAAAATGCAGTCGTTACAATCGCGGTTGCTATAGCTGACATACTGACTCCTTGAATTCAATACTAGACAAATCTAGTGCTTGACGATAGTTAATTGTAACCTCAGTACCCATTCCACCACCTTTGCAACCTTCAATATCAGTTAATGCAGTTAAGTCAATATTACCGTTAGGTAACAAAACCATTTTAGCGTTTGGGTTCAAAGAATGGTTGGTGTAACGACCCGCTTGCGTGCGTTTGCCGTCTATTCTAGCTTCGCAAATAATTTGCCCCGCTTTTACGTCTGACGTCACAAACAAACCTTTTCCTTCTATAGGCGACTCTGCCACACGAGTGACGTTGTTGTCAACCCAAATTTGATCGTTTGTGTTTTCAGATTGTTGCCGAGCTGTTTCATGGGATATGCCAGACTCGCGTAAAACGGTTAAATAGTCTTCACGGTCGGCTGCGCGCGTTACGCTTTCTATAGCAAATTTAGTAGCTTGGTCATTGTGCCAATCGTCGCTTTTTTCTACGTAAAAGTCTTCAATAGCGTTAATGTCTTTGAGCTCGGTTGCGTACACATTTTGCCAAACGGTGTCTTCTAATATATACCCAATTTTACGACCTGCTTTACCGGTAAAAATCATTGGTGCCGTAAGCACTTGTGTAGCGCCATCGTCCGTAACAACCATAACTTTACCTCGAAGCATAATGTTAAGGTGCTCAAATTTCTGCTTGTGGCCTATGGCCAATGTACCCGCAGGCATAAATACTTCGCGGATACACACGCCAGGGCCAAAATGATGAACAACGGAACACTGCGCTTGTGGCAACTGCAAAAGAGTTTGTTCAGGCGCGTCTAACGCCATTAACTTGCGCAACGCTAACTGGCCTATTTGCTCTCGTACGGCTAAATCGCTCATAGTTGAGCCTTAATATTGCTGATTAAACCGTCAACTGCGTCGCCGTAGCCGTTTTGAACACCTTGCGCTGCACCAAGAATAGCGCAGGTGTTTATCATTTCAGCCATTAGTTTTTCCCCGCTTAAAGGCTTTTGGCGTTGAAGTTTAAAATGTTTATCTTGTGCTCGCCAAATACCTTTAAGCGCTTTTAAGTCGCCGCGAGCCGCTGCTTGATGCGCGTCATAAGTGACGTTTTCATCGTTTAATGCAGGTTGAATAACGGGAAAATGGGAACCGTAAAACAAATGATCATAGCAGTCAAGCTGGGCGTCAGTAAAAGATTCGCAATCATTAGCCAACGCTTGATATAACCCTGCGCCGGTGTCCCAAAAGTACATCTTACCGTTAGCGGGAGCCGAAAATTGTTGCAAAGGGTCAAACCCATTAGCCCGCAAATTGCCTAACGCACTACGCAATTTAGCAACGTCAGGCACCCATAAATGGCTAGGATGTAGTCTAGATAATGAAGTAACGCCGTAGTTGTATAAGTCGGGTATACGCCTGCCCGTCATAAGACCATTAAACTGCCAGTTTTCTACGCAGTCCCAAAAAACAATATCGGGATCAAGTAAAACAACGCTGTTCATTTTATTTTGCTCTAATAAAACCCAACGGTAATAATCTAAAAAATGATGCCTTGCCGTAGGTATAAAAGCGCAGCCTGCGTTTATTGCAGATTTTTCAATTAAAGGCACTACGTCAGGATGACTGCCGTTATCCATGACTAATATTTCTGCAGTCGGAAAACCAACTCGCAAGGTTTCAAATACCATTAACGACCCATACGCTAAGGCTGGGTGTTCGCAGTAAGTTAAAATAATAACCGTCAAGACACTTCCCGACCACTTACGCGGATGTTGATGGCGCTTGCTGCACTAGCGATTGTAGAGATAAAAGCCGTTGTTGGCAAAATCTGCCCAACTAGCTCAGGAAACGTGTACGTCTCGGAAGCGGCAAGCGATTTAGCCTTGATGATTAAATTTTCGTTGCCCGCTGTACCTGATCCAGTAACCAAGTTCACGCTGATGGTTGCCGTTGATCCACTAATGTTAGTGGCCGTAAACTTGTCAATAATCGTAACCGTAATGTTGCTAGGCACGGTATATTGCGTCGTCTGAGTATTCTCAGCGAATTTAGCGGGAAGAAGATTTCTTGCAGTAACAGTCATACAATCACCCAAGTTGAGCCGGACGAAACCGTAATTACAACACCACTGTTTACGCTAACAGGGCCTGCCGACAGACCATTGTTAGTTGCTGCGATTGTATAGCTAGTTGCAATTGTGTTGGCATTTATTTGAATACCATTGGTCGAAACCATTGCAATTGAGCTAAGTTCCCCTGTGCTAGGCTTATACAAATAGTTTGCGTTGCTTGTATAGGCAGTGGCAAGCGACCCCGACGTAGCAGCGGCAAACAACGGGTATACGTTGGTCGCTGTGCTTGTATCGTTGGTAATAGTTGCACCGCTACCCGTAGCCACCGCCCAAGTGGCTGTAGTGCCGTTGGATGTCAAAACATAGTTTATAGTGCCAATAGCCAACCTAGTTGCGCTATTGGTGCCGTTACCAATGATTAAGTCGCCCGTAGATGTGATGGGCGACAAGGCATTAAACGCAGCGGTTGCTGTGGTTTGGCCTGTTCCACCTTGCCCAATAGTAACCGCCGCATTGGTTGTAAGAATAGTTGTTGTTGCGTCTGGTAGTGAATACGTTTTTTCTGCAGTAGTTGCCCCGCTAAACTTAGTAAACCCGTTACCCGTACCGCCGTATGTGGATGCAATGATTTGCGTCAGGGCGGCAGAACCGTCAAAGTTATTACCGTAGATTGCGCGGGGCGTTGTTAAAGTAGCCGCAGAACCTGTCGTATTTTGGTTAAGCGTAGGAAAATCCGCTGCAACTGCAATAGACAGCGCGCCAGTTGTGGTAGTGGATTTTATAATGCCTGTGGCTAGCGCTGATGTGCCAGCCGAGTAATCAGTTCCTGATGTGGCCGCAGAAATAGCAGTCCCGTTGCCTTTAAGCACACCAGTAATGCTAGTAGACAAAGTAAGCGCAGGTGTTGCGCCCCCGCTTGAGGAGCCAGCAAACCCGTTGGCTGAAACAACAGATACCGCAGTAACCGTACCGCCAGGGTTGCTTGAATTAATTGTCTGGTTAGGCCAAGAACCCGTAATGGTTACATTTGTACCCGCTACTAACGCAGGCGTTGCTGTGCCACTGCCACCATTAGCAACAGCCACAATTCCTGTGACATTAGACGCTGTGCCTGTGGTGTTTTGGTTAAATGTTGGCCAAGTAAATGTACCTGTACTAAAGTCGCCACTAGTCGGTACTCCAAGAACAGGTGTGACTAACGACGGCGATGTATTTAAAACAACCGAGCCTGTACCTGTGCTAGTTATAACTCCTGTACCACCATTAGCAACATTAAGCGTACCCGCTAATGTAATCGTGCCACTAGACGTAATTGGCCCACCGCTAGTGGTAATACCAGTTGTGCCACCTGAGACATCAACAGAAGTTACCGTGCCACTACCACCACCGCTTGTGGTCGTGGGTAGCGGAGGGGGCCCAACTTGCAAATCATCTAAAGATGTTTGGTTACCGCCCGACCCTGCTAGGTTAAAAAGGTTAAGAAAAAACCGATACCATTCCCGCGAGACTAGCCCTGTGCGTGAATCAATAAATTCAACGCGGTTAGAGGGTATGTTGGTGACGTTTTGCTGTTCAGGCATTGGTAGGCGTCACATCTAGTTGAGCACCTACGATAGCAATTTTTACTGGATCAGTGCCCGAAAGCTCATACACGCGATCTCTTAACTTTAAAGTCATGCCTAGCCTGCGATAAAAGGTACGTTGAAAATACTCGCCAATTTTACCAATTGACGCCCATTGTTCATTAGACCAAGTGTGGCCCCCATCATCAGACCAACGAAGCATCATTTGTGGGTCATCACCTTGGCCAGTATTCAAGCCAACACCCGTTTCGCAATCAATTTGCAATGTGTGCTGAGAAGTTCTTTTTAAAGTATTTGTGCCTGTAGGCAGTGCTCTCCAAGAGCGCAACCATTTTTGAATGTCGCCATTGTCTGCGTATGTTTCTAAATCAAACGCGTAAATATTGCCGTTTTCAAAGTCGCCCACAATAATCTCATTGTTATACGACACCTGACAATTCGAGCGATGACGAGCAAAGTTGCCGTTATCCCACCCCGCGCGCTCATGCCACGCTTGTGTAGCAACGTCATAAACCCATGTTGTCTCGGCAGTTGGGAAAATCAACACATAAAAAGCATGGCCGTCTTGTTGATAGGTATATCCAATAGCATCCGAAATTGTGCTGTACTGCTGAATTTGCCATTCAATTGCGTGGGTTGATATGCGCTGACCCGTATAACCGTTAGCCCTGTACACAATACCGCGTCCACGGGCGTCGGCGCCTAGCCAGAACAGGCCGTTATCAAGTTTGGCTACCGAGTATGCCGCCGCGCATCCAATCTCGTTAAAAGCGCCCTGAATGCGTTGTAGTGGAAAGTCGGGTAAACCCGCATCGTACCAAACTTCAACAGAATTTGTACCAAACAGCCATGCTTCACGGTGATCAACAATTAAAGACACCAAATTGTCAGGGTCGCCTTCGGCGCTTGCAAAATCTAAGGGGTCAACAGACAAGCCATCAAGTAAAGATGTAACCCACACGCGTGAGCTGTCGGGCTCGTTAAAAACAAAATACCCATCTAAATAGCCAACAGTTACCGCGCCAGGATAATCAGGGTCTGTAATCTGCGCAAACACCTCAGTCGTAGCGTTATAAATAAAACCATCGGGGTTGCAAGCAATAAAAATCTGTGTGCCATTGTCTGATATGGATACGGGCCCTGTGCCTGTTACAGTGCCTAGAGTTGTAATTCGCCATCTTGTAGATGTGCCAATCAAATTAAGTCTGTAAAAAATGTCACCTGAAACAACATACAAATATGTGTTAAGTTTCCACAAGCCACGGACAGGTCCAGTTCCAACTTCAACCAATCGGCGAAGCCCTGGGCAACGACTTAGAAAAGCAGGCTCTTTACCGCCTTCAGGTATAAGTTCTGGATATAGATTGACCATGCGGTTATCGGCCGCGTTAACACTACGAGCAACATACGCAGAGCCAAGAATGGGCGACTTCATGTTTAATAGTTACCAGCATAGATGTTAAAACGCTGACGTGTAGCTATGAGCGCGTATGGCATAGACATGATGTCATTAGGATTGTTAATGCGCTTCAAATTACGCTTAGACGTCATTGCAATGCGCATGACCTGATTGGATGGCTCAACACCATATTCAGGTGCAATCTCCATTGCCAAGTTATACGTAAACGCTCTGAGATAGCCTGGTGGAAACAAAATGTTTGTTACCAACGCGGCGGGTTGCGTCAATTCTTCAACAGAAATAAAATGCCATTCCAAGTCGCGTGTGGGCTTGGGGTATATATACATATCAACATTAGGGTATGTCATGTTGATAAACAACACTTGCGGATATGTAGACGTTACCGTCTTAACAGCAATGCCGTCATACTGTTGTTGATTAATCATTTTTATACCAAAAGACACATTAGTGCTTGCATCTCGGTAGTAAGTAGCGTCATCCAATAAAATAGGACGATTGCCAACAAAGTCACCCGTAGGGCCAAGGGTGCGGTTAATAAAACCAGCCGTCCAAGTAAACACTTGATCTTGGGTGCTAAATACAGATAAGCGCTCGGTATTCCACGAATCAATCATTTGATTGAGCGCGGTTAACGCATCCTGTGACATATTTGCGGAAGGTGTCTCACCTTCTGCTAATACACCAAGCAATCGCAACGCTCTGGTAATCTGATCGCCAGCAGTGTATGTGGCCATGGTTGCTCCTAGTTATGCCACCTCTACAGGGCGGCCACGACGACGTTTAACTTCTAGTGTATTTGCAACAAGAGCCGCTTCCTCAACAATTAAGGGCGTATCCAAAGTATAACGCACCCAGCCATTTTTTTCATCTGCATCGGCTTCTAAATCAGAAATTGCAACTTTTGTCCCGTGTTTTGGGTGTTTCATGTAGATGACCATAAATCGCCTCCCGGCTGTTGACGTAAAAAGTTGTGATAGTTGCCCACATAGGGCTGCTCGGTGCTGTGATGCGT